GGCAACCTGCTCGAACTGTTGATAGTTGTTCAGGTATTGGAGACGCCTCGGGAGGTGTTCTTCGATGGCGTCAAGGGCTTTAATCTTGATGCTTCGGATTTCCTCTGACGAATAGTCGGTCTCACTGCCGTCTTTATTGGTCACTGTTGCACCATCGGGATTCATCTCGCACCAACGTCTGACTCGCTTCGCTTGGTCAATCTCACGATTAACTTCTTCTGCGGTGCTTAGGTTTGAGTAAGGATTGTCTTCGGTAGGAGTCTGGGCTGGCTTTTCGGCCTCTTGCGACAGTCGCTCCACTTCAGAACGTAACCTTTCGACCTCGGCTTCAGCCTCCCTGCGTTTAGCAGAGAGTTTGTCGATACGTTTCTTGATTCCCTTTGGCAGACCCCTTTCCTGTTCTTCAGAGTCGTCCTTGGTTTCACCCTCGGAGTCCTCATCCGAATCTTCGGATTGGTCTGTTTCTGATTCCTGAGAAAGAACGTCTTGTTCTTGTTCAGCAGTCGCTTCAACTGCTGTGTTTTCTGCTTCTTCTTGGCCTGAGCCAGCAGACGGCTCATTTTCTTCCTCTCCGCTGAGGAGTGACTTACTAACAATGTCAGTCAGTCGTGTTAAGTCCAAGGTGGCGGAATTTCCTTCGACTTTATTCGTGGGGTTGTTTTTAGCCGTCCCAAGGTCGGCTTGTTCGCTGTTTTCCATTAGATAGAGGTCTAAAGTCCTTTTATACAGGGTTGTGAGTCCCAGAACTTAGAGGCAAAGTTACCTGTGCCGTCTTGAAAGCAAGATACTTGAACGCAGTAATCCGTTTTTCTACGAATCATTCTACTGCTTGGGCGGTTCCCTTGAGGACTTCCTGTCTGGTATTCAGAAGAACGTCCTTGAAGGAATTCAGGGCGTCTGCACGTCCGCAGTACCAAGCCCTGTCCTCACCCTTGACTTCCAAGGATATTGCCCTAGCCGTCTCGGACTCGATTGACGCATCAATCAGCATAAGCACGGCCTTCCAAGTAGGGTTGTTCTCGGGCCCAGACAGGCCGAGCATGATTTCAGGGGGTAGCATTACTGCTGGCCTCCCTGTGACTCGTTAGCCGCCTGAATCTGCTGTTGCATGCCAGAAGCCGCCTGTTGAGCAACAGGGGTAACGCCTGTTCTGCCAATCTGCTTGTTCTGCTGTTGCATGGCCGACATCTGGAGATTCTTGATGTAATTCTCAAGCATCGCTCTGAACTGAGGGTCTTGTTGCATGCTTTGCTGGGCTCTCTGGTTCTTCTGCATGATGTCTTGGATGTACTGCAACTTAGTCGGGGCGGCAGGGTCGTTTTCGACGTACTGAGCCTCGTTACCAAGCATCATCAGGGCCACGTCTGACTGGATTTCCTTGTATAGCATCTGGCTGGCAGAAGCGGTGTTCATAATCAAGTCCTTGGCCTTATCGGGGTCGATTGCCTCGATAGCCGCCTTGACCAACTTGTTCTTGTCGATGACGCCGCCTGAGTCGAGCGGCAGGACGAACTGCGTTATAGCCTTGAGTTTTTCGATGACGAACTGGGTATCGAGTTCTCGGACGTCGTACTTGATATTGAAATCGTACATGTTGCTCACGCCAGACACGTTCTGAGGCACGGGAGCACCTGTGATTCCTTCGAGTTCAGCGGGCGTCATGTACTGAAGCATCAGGCTGAACGTCATTCCGAACGCTTCGCTCCAGACATCGAGCCATGTGTTCACCATGTGCTGTTGCAGGGTCTGCATCTTGGCAGGCATGATGTTCGGGTGATGCAGGCCGAAGTAACCAGCGTTATCCATGTTCACTCTGTCAATCAGGTTGAACGATGTGCCAGTTTCGCCAGTCGGAGGGGCCATGAAACGATAGTCATCAGGCGATGTCACAGGAAGGTGAATTCCTGGGGCAATCTTGTTGATTCCGCTGTAACGCTTCTTGACGAGGATGGGAGGCATCGTTGTGAACGCAGTGCGGTCACGGATAGCATCCTTCTGAGCCTTGATTTCCTCCTGCTCGGTCATCGTGAGTTCAGGGATACCACGAGACTCGTAGATAGGACGACGGATGTTCTCACGTCTGTAAATCACGAACGGGTACTTGTTGTGAGCGTAACCAAGTAGGTCATGCGAGGCGTAGAGTTCCGTGCCGTTGATAGGACAGAAGATAGTCTGATACACGCCTTGGATACCGTCTTCGTCGATGCTACGGCTGTAAGCGTACACGAGTTCGATGAGGTTATCGTTTCTATGAACCTGATTGTTGATAAGGCTGGCGGCAGGCATCAGGTTCGGGTCGTTGTACTGAGACGAAAGGCCAGCGGTGTTAGCGGCGGAGTCCAAGAATTCCTCAGACCATTCATACCGAGCACCCATGCCTCGGAGTTCAACTTCGTTCACGAAGGTTCTGCGGAACACCACACGAGCGGACTGGATGTCAATAGTCTCGGGCGGGAACGAAATTTCTTCGTACGGCTTGACCGCCATGATAGAAGGCTGGTTCTTTGAGATGAACTGTTCAGGAATCTTGGCGAATCCGTCCTTACGCAAGTCACGCACGGCCTGCTTGATAGCCTTGAGTTTAAGCGTCGGAACGAACTGCTGGATGATGCTGATGGCGAAGTCCTCACGGGTTTCGTCCATTATAGCCGCAGGCAGTTCAAGCAACGCAGAGTTTGGGTTCTGCTGGGCGGCTTCACGCACCATAGCCATCACGTCGTCCATAGAGATGGATTGATGACGGATGCCCATTTCCTTTTCCCAAATGATGTTCAGGGAAGCCCAACCGAACTGCGTACCGTACTGGGCGAGGAGTTCAGCCTCACGACGAATCTCAGAACGCAACTTATTGCGGGTGAGCCAGTTCATGAGGATGTTCGCTGAAGCGGCGAAGTCGTAGTCGTTGATTTCCGTTCCAGACACTTTGACTTGGCATCTGTCGAACGTGGTCATCAGGATGGACACGATTTCGTTGATAGTGGAGTCAGACAGTCTGCATCTCACGTCGGACGCACCCTCGAACGGGAAAGCAGGGTCGCCCTCAGGTCTATCGACGCTGTGCTTCTTGCCGTCTTCTGATTGTCCAGCCCAACGAGCGAACCTGATGTCGTCGTTCTGGTTCATGTTAGCGATGTTGCCGCCGTTCTGGACGGAACGCTGGTACTCCTCGATGAGATACCCGATGTCGGGTGTTTCGCTTGCGAAGACTAACTTATCCTTGTTATTTTTGTAGTTTTTCATTTAAGTATCTGTTCAAATCTGCACGAACGAAGCGTCTGTGGCCTCCGCTTGTGGTAAAATATCTGACCTTGCCTTCTTTGGCTAAGGTTTCCAGAACGTGCCTGCTTATTCCTGCGAAAAGCATCGCCTTGGTTCTGGTAAGAATCATCGGATAGTACGCTTGCATCAGTAAGAGCCTCCTCCGTATCCTTTCATCGTGTCGTTATCCGTGAACTCTGGATTCATGACCATAAGGTATCGCAGGCAGTCGATAGGGTCTTTGGTCGCACCCTTGTCTCCGTCCTGTCCAGTCCACTCCTTGACACAGTAAATCAGGTTCACGCATGCCTCGCTGATGTACAACTTAGGCTTGTTCAGCGGGCTGAGTTCCTGATTATAGTCGTAAGCAAAGCCGTCGTTAATCATGGCGACGCCCTGTTCAATCCTGATGCCTGCCGCTGGGGTGAAGTGCATCTGTTGCTCTCCGTCATCGAGCATGTCTATCAGCGTCTGGCCGCCGTCATCCGTGACAGCCTTGGTTCCGCCAGCACGAGGGTCGATGTACCGCTCGGATATTTCCTCTGCGTCCTCAAGGTCTAGAATGAGCGATTTATACTCAGCAAGAGAACGCCCAGCCCCGTTTCGTTGAGCAGTCCCCATCTTGCCGTCAGGCTCTGAAGAAGGAACAGCCCACTCGCCCTCAGATTCGTCAGGCCATTCACGATAAACGTATATATCCCCATTAGGACTAACTCTAGCCCAAAGCATGAACCAGTTACGAGAGCCAGCAGGGTCAACGACCATGTAGTTAGTACCTTCAGCGGGGACGTTTTCTGGCTTGACGACGTTGACGTCTGGGTTGAACCTAGGGAATTGGTTGCCAGCGACGTTATCGGCCCAGCCGTACGCTCTGATTTTGATTTCATAAGGTTTCTTACCCTGAAGGGTCTTGGTCATCTTATCCCAAGAGGAGTACGGGTTCAACTGCGAGTGAAACCACATCACAGAGGAATTCTTGTTCATGCAGTCAGCCTTGAACGGCATATGACCACGAGGAACGCCTTGGACGTTAACGTGCTCCGAGAGCAACTCCGCAGGCCGAGTCTCGATGAACTTGCAACCGCTGACGTACTCTTTGACGACAGGACTGTATCCAGTGACAGGCGTGAACGTCACGATGAGTTTGCCGCCACGGGTGACGATACGATACCTGAGCGTCTCGACCCAATCCAGCGGCACGAGTTCGTCGCACCAGATGAGGTCAACTTCGCCGCCTTCGATGACGTCACGCTTCTGGGCGTAGTTCATGAAGAAGCACTGCGACTTGTTCGGCAGGATGAACGTGTTGTCAGAGAATCCGTTCTTCTGGGTGTACTGCACGTTCTGGATTCGGTTCTTCTTGAGTTCCTTGAACTCCGACGGAAGATACTTGTACACCACGCTTTGTTGCATCTGGACGCTTGACTGGTTCGTAGTATGCAGACACCATACTCTTGCGTCCTTCAGGTTAATCAGGGTCTGGACTACCCGCTTCGCCGCCCACTCTGTTTTCGAGGCTCTGTTGCCACCAAGGATAAGTATCTCTTGCTTGGACTTCAGGAGTTCGTCCGCTTCCTTCCAATGCCCTAGGTCAAAGCCATGACGATACGGGTCTAACTTCTCGGCAAGAATCTTGTCTTCCCTGAGAGTAAGAATCTCGGCCGTCTTCTGTTCGCCGTACTTGTCAACCAGCGTCCTTATGTCGTCCTGAGACGGCGTAAGAAGCACGGGGTGAGGTGTGGGCGAGAAAGACATGTTACCAAGCCTTGCAAGACCAGTATCTCGGCGTCGTCTTATCTGTTGCGGTACTGCACTTATGCCGAGCCCTGAAAGACTTGCGTCTGGCAGGGTTGGACTTCTTGATACTCATCTTGGGGTCGCCGAAACGCACAATCTTGACCTTATCGCCAGCCTTGACGTACACAGCGGACTTCTTCGGGCCGCTCGGAGTCCTGAACGGCTTGTTAAGACTGACCTTTCTGCCCTTGTAGGTAGCCATTACTTTCTACCCTTGGTCTTGTACCCGCACGGCTTGACCTTCTTAGCACCCTTCTTATAGTTGTGCTTTTCCTGCTTCTCGTGACGTTTTTGTTCTTTAGGCATGATTTAAAAATTTTTTTGTTTTTGAGGTCTGTGAAATGGAGGCCCAGACAGGAGTTGAACCTGCAACATCCTGCTTACAAAGCAGGCGTTCTGCCATTGAACTACTAGGCCGTGAAAGTCTGTGAGTCAAGGGTCTTAGTACTTCCCTGCGTAGCGGGGGTGGCGGGAGACTACCCAGCGGGAGCCGTCCCAGCGTACCGAGACAGGCATGCCGATACCGAACTTGCGGTTATCCTTGCATAGCACCATTTCCTGCTTGCCGTCGATGAGCACACCGAGACAGCGGACGTTCATGAACTTGCTGTACACCGTTCCTCGCTTCTCGCCTACGGGTTCTGGGGCTTCCTGCTTGTGGTCGAGGCCGATAGCGTCCATGACGTGCTTGATGCCGTCTTCCGTCCAAGAGATTTCCCACATATGCCGAGGCTTCTTGGACTCCTTGCGGGTGAAGTGCCTGCCCTCGATGGCGTTCTCTCGGATTTCCTTGATTTGGTCACGGCTTACCCCGAGGGAGATAGCGAGGTCTTTTTCGGTCATGGCAGGATGATTTGTGAAGAAACGTACAATACAAGCAAAATACCCCGTCTTGGAATCGAACCAAGATTCTCTGCTTAGAAGGCAGATGTTCTATCCGTTGAACTAACAGGGTGAAAGTAGGGATAGGGGGGCTCGAACCCCCGACTTAGCCCTTATAAAGAGCCCACTCTGACCACTGAGTTATATCCCCGAAATGGAGGAGGGTATCCGATTCGAACGGATGACGGGGTGAACCGTGGAGCATTTCAAGTGCTCGTGTTTAAGCCTCTCACACAACCCTCCAAGTACGGCAGGCGGGAGTCGAACCCACAAAAAGCGGATTTTAAGTCCGATGCGTCTGCCATTCCGCCACTACCGCATAAGTACCCCGACAGGGATTCAAACCCCGACAAAGTGAACCAAAACCACTTGTGCTATCGTTACACCATCGGGGTGAAAAAAGGTCGGCCCTCGGACGTTGCTGTCAGTTATAGTCCTCTTGGCCTTGGGTTAATTACGCCCCGTTATATCAAAGAGTCCGTTCCTTCGTTTATTTCAGGTCTGTATGTGTTTAGGTTGGTAAGAGCCGCTATAGGAGCAACTCAAGGGCTTTTGAGGAAGATATCATTCCTCTCTCTTTCCTGCAAGAGTCTCTGCGTTCACACGGCATCGAGCCGTAAGCCTGTTCAGCCGTTACATACTGGACGCATCAACGACACTTGCTGTTACCCGCCATGCACACCTCTGGACTCGCACCAGATTACGAGGTAATGAGCCTCACGGATTAGTTATCTAGGATTTCTCCAAATCAAAGGGAGGGTCAGGGTACTTCCCCCTGAGACAATTGTGTTCTCCTATGCTTAACGTGTGTATTCAACCGCAATCAGAACGTCATGCCCTTGCTGTTAGTGCAAGCCCTCAAATTCATTACTTCTTACTATTCCCCAGTTCTCTCAAAGAACTCAGGTATTCAGGCATAGTATTCCTTCAGGTCAAGCAGGTATTTCAGGGCAGACTGTATTTATTCTGTCCTTTCAGGTAAGTTACCGCTTCGCTGTCTTTGTCTCCCTTCCTCCAGTCAACTCTGTTTCCTTCCGTCAGGAATAATAATCCCCCAGAATTGGGGGAAAGCGAGTATCAACGAGCGTAAGGGGGTGAAACCCTAGGGGGTATTAGGGGGATTCGTCGCTTCGCTGTCAAGCATATTCTTGTCTGAAATGCCTTTTAGCCTAAAATAATTTTGGAGTCCAAGACTAGACATAATGCATACAGCCTGACTCATTAGACATAATAAACCTGATAGCCTAGGGCTTATTTGGATAAAAAAATGTTCTGAGTTGACCAGTGCGGGCGGCCAGCGGTAGGGCAATAACAGACCCCCCCCGCCCCTATGGGGGGTATGCTTGGCAGGCAGGCAGGTCAGTCTATAATATTATAATAGAATACCAAGGCAGGCGGTTGTATAATAATATAATGTAATCATAGGTTGGTTACTAATGTTATTATAAAGTAAAGTCTGTATGTAGGGACTAATTCAATACACAATCCCTTGTATTCAATCCATCAATACACAATCCCTTGTAACCATAAATCCCATACAAGACCATTGTATAATACTATAATAATCCCTTAGTTTTATAATAATATTATTTTATAATAAACCAAGACCCTTGCGCCAGAAAGGAGCAAAGGCCAAAAGAGGCAGGCACAAAAAAGCCCCCATTGAGGGGGCGGGCTTGGCTTGTGGGGCGTTTTGTTTGCTCAGGAGTGGCAATACCCGTCTCTCTCAATTCCAAGCCAAATTTGACCCTTGGGATTGATTAGGAGTTCCGCCGTTTCAGGGTTCCCAAAACCTTGGCTTGCCCCGTCTAAAAGGGCAAACGGGCTAACCTCCCATCGTTTTGCCACCCGTTCAAGCGAGAGGGCTTGGGCTTCGTTCAAGGTATAGCCCGAGGGAAGAGCGTAACCGTAGAATTCTATTTTTGCGGGTGAGGGTTGGTTTTCGTTATTCATAGGATGTGTTGTGCGTAGGTGATTAAAGGCCCTTGGAACGGAAGCACAAGACTAAGTTAAGGACGGGTGAGGGGTATTAGGCGGGCTAATAAGGGGTATTAGTTAAGGGGTTTTGTATTATATAATTATACAGAATGACAAACCCTTACTTGCTGGACAGCGTAGCGGATTGCCTCAGAGAAGTCCAAGGGTTTTGTGGCAACCTTGTATTTTACAAGTAGAGCATTTAGTCGGTTTACTTCATTCATTAGCAGGGTGTGGGCATGCCAGTATTGAGCGGAGAAAGCAGGGGCATCCGTTCGCTTGTTCAAGGCGAGAAAGACACCAAGGGAGGCGGGGAGGGTCTTGCGGTTCATAGGTTTATATTAGAAGACATTAGAAAGTGCTTCATTCAAGGCGTCCAAGTCTCTTGCTTTGATTGCGTCTCTTACGGCCTTATCTTCAAGGGCGACAGCGGGGGAAACGCCCCATTGACCACAAAGGGCTTGGAACTCCATAAGGAACAGGTTTGCGGTTTGGGTCATAGGATTATTATATAATTATAGAGACAGAAAGGCAACGGCGTACAGCCAAAGCAAGGCGACAATGGCAAGGGCGGTTAGAAGGTCTTTTAGGGTTCGCATAGGATTAGAGGGAAAGCGTGAAAACGGTTTCGTCATTGTTCAAGGCGAAAGTTTCCGAAAGTTCGCTTTGCCCGAAGTGTTGGAGGTTGTCGGTTTGCTTTGCCTTATAGAGAAGGGCAAGGGCGGTCTTATGCTTCCCGCCGTCATTGGTTGCGTAATCATAAGGGAGGGTTAGGGTCAAATGCGTCCCGAGGAGTTCGGCCTTGTGTCGGCCTCCCTTGTGGTTAGTGGGCGGGATGTATTTAACTTTGATAGCCCGAACGGGCGTGAGGCGGGGGTTGTTCATATAGGATGCTTAATGCAAGACCCATTGAAAGCACCCATTGGGTTAGGTCAACGCCTATTTCAAGACCCTTTGACCTATTATCAGTCCTAATGGCCTCATAAGTTTTCCTTATGTAGCCACCTGTGCAGGTAGCGTGCCAAGGCCCTTGAAACTGTCATTAGATTTCAAGCGTGGGTTCATTAGCATTTCTAATACCCAAATCCCTTGTGAGATTGGCATTGACTTAGAATAATTCTATGCCGTGTAAAAAGTTACAGACTCATCCCGTAAGTCATTGATACAGAACGCTTTAAAAACCCTTGCACAAATGCCCTCAGAGGCGTTTTCAGTATAGGGTCAAGGGTCTTGCATAGGCCAAAAGAAGCACCCCTCTACGGGCTTTGATAAGCAAACCTTATGCAACCTGTTAGTCCGTCTAATGGATACAAGGGGCTTGAAAAAGAGGTTGCACAAGGTCAAGGGAGGTATAACTTAATAGATGTTAGGCAGGGGCAACCCTCAACCCGACACCCGCTCTTTCTCATCCCAATGCGACACCTAAACCCAAGTAAGGAAATTACGATTGAATACCCAAGCGGACTTAAAGAGACGGCGAAAGTCGTTTTGTCAGACCCTGCCTGTGGGGATTTGATTGTGAATGAGGAAGGCGAACTAAAACGCTACGGAAACACGGGGAAAGACAAAACCGCTTCTTGCGGCTTTTGGTTTGCCGTGGGCCGTTCCCGTTATTGGTTCGAGTTCCTCGGTTCTTATAAGGCTTAATCGCAGGGGAGGGCAACCTCCCCTTTATTGGGATAACTTTGCAAGGGCGGTAGAACAGCCCGCTTAAACAACCACCTTGCGATTAGGTTTGATTGGGAAGTCTGTAAAACCCCGCTGTCATTCATTGTGTTCATAGGCAAAAGGGTTCCCTAATAACTTCCCCGCAAGGGGCTAACCAACCAACAAATGCAACACGGCTTATTAAGGTGGGGGTGGCCTAAAAATCACCCCCGCCGACAGCCGAAAAACTTTCACTTCCTTATTTACATTCTCTTTTATCTGTATTACATAATAACAACCAACCCAACCAATGAGCAAACTAAAAAAATATCGTGTAATCGAAACCATCTGTGTCTGCTATGAAGTGGACGCAAAGTCTGGCTCGGAAGCCCGTCAGAAGTATTCCGATTATGTCGGAGACAATGAAAAAGGCCACAAGCGTTTTACGGAACTCGTGGACGAAGCCCTTTGCAACTCCAACGGCGATACCGAGGCGTTTGAAATCGACGAAAACGGAAACTGTGTCTAATCTTTAACCCATAATCCTATGACCTACGAAAAAGCCCAAGCCCTCTCCGTCCGTTTTTTTGAAGCGAACCCCGACGGCTTTCCGAACTGCGAAGCAATCTTCGCTTGCTGGATTGAAAACTTCCACCTCGAAGAACCTACGGAAGAGAATTGGGAAGAGTGCAAGGATGCCTTTGCGGGTGAATTCCGCAACGCCGCAGACCTCGCTGAATACATTTGCGACGACCTCGGAACGCTTGACGAAATGCCCGAGAACCTGCGTCCGTATTTCGATTACGACGCTTATGGGCGTGACCTAATCCTCGGCGGGGATTTCTGGCAATCGGGCGAATACTTCTTCCGAAGCATCTAATCCTATGAACTCACAAGACAAACAAAACGCCGCCCATATAGCCCTCAACGCCTTTAAGGAGGCCGACAAGGTGATTGCCTCGCTTGCGTTTCATTCGCCCGATGATGAGGAGGCCAAGGCGTTCAAGTGCCTCGTGCTGTCCCGCCTTGCTTCTATCTGCCTTGACTGCTCCGATGAACTCCTCGGAGTGTCCACGGCGAGCAAGGAGCAAGAGTTGAAGAACTACCTAATCGACTACCCTATCCAATACGGAAGCAACGTGATGCTTTTGACGGGGACAGTCCGTTATGCTTGGGTCGGCATCAAGGGGAAGAAACATTACAATGCTTTCGATGTCGCCCGCTGGAAGTGGGAGAACGAAGAACTCAATGCCTTGAATGTTTTCCAAGGCCCGACTGACATTGACCTTGCGGTTATCTCTAACCTCGGGATACTTGAACTTAATCACCAACAGGACAAATACTATGCCTAATTATGTAGATAACGACCTCGCCGTCGAGGGAAACGACGGGATGCTCACGGTGTTTCTTGCGGCGGTTGAGTCGAAGTCACTTCCGTTCGACTTCAATAAGGCGATTCGTTGCCCAGAAGAACTCAAATCAGAAGAACTCCATACCTACGGCGGAGACAAGGCCAAGGCCGAGGAACGCAACCGTAAGAGACAGCAGATGAAAGATAAGTTCGGGTTCTGCAACGCTAACGACTTCTGCATTGAGAACTGGGGAACCAAGTGGAACGCTATGGAAACGAAGTTCGGAGGCATCCAAAAGGACGCAGGATTTTCCGTGGCAATCTGGAAGTTCAAGACCGCTTGGGCTCCTCCTATGCCTGTTATCATCAAGTTCTCGCAGATGTTCCCGACGCTTGTATTCCACCTGTATTGCGTCGAGGAGTGCGGAAACTTCGAACCCGTTCACTTCCGAATCCAAATGGGAAACGTAGTTGAGCGTGAGAAAATCACGCCCGACTTCATGCCTTAAACCACGGACTTATTCCCGAGCATCCTGCAAAGATGGCTGTCGTTGTTCAGATAAGCGACAGCGGTATCCGCTATATGACCCAATACTTCCTTGCTGGTGATGTAGCCTTCCTTGCCGAGAGCGTCGTATAGCACGGCGGACTCGAAAGCCGCCTCCTTGCCGTCCTCCTCGAAATCCTCTATCACATAATGCCCCACGCCATTAACCAGCAGGTCAATTCCGTCGTGCTTTATATTGAGGTTCTTAAACCTGTATTGAAGCATACGGGTCATATTATGTATGACGCAGGTATGTCAAGAGGCATCGGACGGCGGGATGTCTATCACCCTGTCGCCCCGTATCATCTGATTGATGTCCTCGTGGCTGACCTTCAATCTGTGTTCGACGACCACGGTAGGGGCGTCTTGGAGAGCCATAATCTTGTCCGTCAAGATTGCAATCGTAAGAGGCAACTGACCTGCGGGGATGTTATCAATCTCGCTCAGAAGCCTCTCGGAGCCACGGGCTACAATCTGAGACATCACGGAAGTGGTGGTCTTCTTCCATTGTCCGAGGTCGAACTTGTCGCCTTCGTTGCGTTGCAGGGCGTATATCGTGGGCTTGCTCACGCCTGTGGCTTCCTTTATGTCCACAACGGACTTACCCTGCAAGGTCATCTCCATAATCTTCTTCTTCGTCTCGTCGGGCAGACTCGCACCCGTGCAATTGCTGGCGGGGTTGGAGTTAATCCGCTCTTTCTTTGACTCGTAATCCATAATTCACTACACCACATAACCCCCAAGATACAATATCCTTGTATGGCCTATATCCTAATGTTCATGTTCGTCGCTATCCCAGCATGCTTCCTGCTGACGCTGATTTGCTGGTTGTTGGCCTTGACTCCTCTGGGAGACACGGCTAAACGCAAGCAAGACGCAAGCCGTCGCATCCGCCTATGAGATTGAAGCCCAAAGACATCCCTAAACTCCGTGCAGAAATCGCCAAAGTCCAGAACGGGACTTGCTGGCTGTGCAACATAGACCTCACGAGCGTGAAGGCTTGTCTTGACCACGACCACAAGACTGGCCTAATCCGAGGCGTCCTGTGCGGGAACTGCAACGGCATCGAGGGAAAGATTAACAACCTTGCGAACCGAGCGAAACGCACGAGCACCCGTTATGGTTTCGTGGCTCGTGTGCTTGCGTATTGGGATGCGTTCGACGCTCACCCTCGGACGGAAATCCATCCGACGCACAAGACGTCTGACGAGAAACGTATCCGAAGGAACAAGAAAGCCAAGGAAAGACGCTTGAAGAAAAAGCAGGCCAAGGCTTGACTTCTTTGCCTTTGTTGTAATACCATTTGTTTTCTAACCCAACTGTATGTTCACCATCCAAGGAAAAGACCCTGCTATCCTGCGGGGCGAAAAAGACGGTAATTACCGAAGTGCTTTCGGGCTGAGCCAATCGGCTTTCTCCAAGTTCTTCGTCTCACCGAAGCACTACATCCATAGCACCGAGAACCCTTTCAAGCCCACGCCTGACATGATTTTCGGGACTTGCTTTCACTCGCTCATGCTGGACGAGAAGCCTTGCTATGTAGTCGGGCCTAAGTTCGACCTCAGAAAAACCGCAGACAAGGAAGCCAAGGCCAAGTTCGAGGTTGAGAACGCTGGGCTTATCGTCATCGACGCCGAGGAGGAGATGCGTCTGCGTGGTATGCGTGAGGCTGTGCTTACGAACGGAGGTCTTGCCACGGAACTCTATAAGAAGTCCACGGAAAAAGAACTCTGCTTGTTCGCTACCGCCGTCACCGACGAGGGTGAAGTCCGACTCAAAGGCATGCTCGACGGCTACGACGCCGCAACAGGAACCATCTGGGACTTCAAGAAGTGTCAGACAGCAACACCGTATGCTTTCTCCAAGATGGTCAGGGAGAGAATGTACTGGGTGCAAGCCGTGCATTATACTTGGCTGGCTATCCAGAACGGCCTGACTGTGAACAGGTTTGTGTATATCCCTGTCGAGGACAAGGCTCCTCACGGCCTAGCCTGCTACACATTTAACATCCATAACCTGATGAAATACAGAGTAAAGAGTCCTGTTGACCTCTGGGAGCAAGCCATTAACGACTTCCTGCTTTGCCAGAAGGACGGCGATTGGGTCGGCTATCCGTCTCACCTGCAAGAAATCGAAATCTAATGCAAGAGCCTAAATTCACGGGCGTCTGGATTCCGTCCGCCATCTTCCAAGCAAAGAACATCAACCTCATCGCCAAGGTGGTCTATGGCGTCTTGGAGAGCCTTGACAACGCCGATGGGTGCTTCGCATCCAACGCTTACCTATCCGAGCACCTTGGCCTAACTGTGCGTCAGATTCAGAACATCCTGAGCGACCTTGAAGACGCTGGCCTTATCACCCGCAAGGAGACAGACGGTCATCGGGTCATCCGAACAGTCGAGCGTCAGGCAGTCCGAGAAGCCTTGGCGGACACACAGGTGACTCGCTCCGAGGGGTGCAATTCTGTGCGTGGGGGGATGAAAGGAACTTCACAGGGGGGATGCAAGGAATTGCATACATATAACAAAGAAGATAATAAAGAAGATAAAACTACCCCTACCCCTTCTTCGGAAGACGATATCCCTTGGGCGGAGGACAAGGAGATTGGGCCTATGCCTTTCAGTTCTGATGAGTTCAAGAAGTCTTGGGCTGAATGGATTGACTACCGAAAGGAAATGAAGAAGGCTTTGAAGCCCAAGAGCATCAAGGCCCAATGGAAACAGTTCGTCCTCTGGGGAGAGGCAGGGTCTATCGAAAGCATCAGTCAGTCCATCCGTTCTGGCTGGCAGGGTCTGTTCGCTCCTCGTCAGAACAATCAGCCTGCGTATCACAAGAAGCCCTTGACAGCAAAAGACCACGACGCATTCTAACCGAACCAACCATGAGAATAGAAATCAACGAGAAGAATATCACTTGGCTAGTCCAGCACGGAATGGCTGATACGATTGTCAAGGAGTTCGACAGACTGCGTTCTGAAATTGAACAACTGAACGAACAAATCATTCTTGGCAAGGCCATCGTGCCTGATGCCGAGCCCGTAGAATGAGCGACATCGCCTGTCATTGTGGACGCCGTGGAGCCTTGTTCCAGAAGCAGGACGGAACCCTGCTACGCTGGTGGCAATGCCGTGAGCATCTTGACGCCGAGCGTGTGAAGCGTGAGGGTCTTGGCCCGTGCGTGTATCCTCCGTCCATGCCAGAGATTTTCAGGGATACAGACCTCATGCTGTTGCACCCGAAGATTCGCCAACAGGTCGAGGAATGGAATCCAAGCGGCGACAAATCAGGACTCTTGTTCCACGGGAACTCAGGCGTAGGCAAGACTCGTGGACTCTGGGAAGTAGTCCGCAGGGCTTGGGTCAAGGAAACCGAGAAGTCCGTGAACATGAAGTTCATGGTGCTCACGATGCGTAAGTTCGAGGGCATGATTGAGAAAGGCTTCCAAGACAAGGAACACGCCGAGGTCATCGAGTCTGTCATCAATGCAAAACTCTTGGCCTTTGACGACTTCGGAAAGGAACGCTTGACATCCCGCATGGCGTCAGACCTGTTCGCCGTCATCGACGAAAGAAGCACGGCTCGCCGTCCTACTGTCATCACCACGAACTTCAATGGTTCGTCGCTCGTCGAACGCTTCGAGAACAGGGACAAGGAAACTGGCGTTGCCCTTATCCGCCGTCTAAAAGATTATTACACTTGCGTAGGAATCGGAGTTGATTCCCAGAGTTCACCTGCAAACTGAGCGACGTTCATCTTGGTTGGTGGACGCCCCAAAGGGGGCAGACCTAAAAAATCTGTCCCCTTCCTTTATCCAGTATTGTGATACACGTTTCCTAAAAAACCTAATCCATGAATAAACTATTCGCACTCCTTCTCGGCTGTGCCTCCGTCGAGGCCAAGTCTGTCATCACAGAAGAGTTCATCGACAAAGTTGCGGTCATTGAATCCAACTTCAACTACGAAGCCGTAGGCGACAAAGGAAAGGCTATCGGGGCTTGGCAGATGCATGAAGCCAGTTGGCGTGAGGCTTGTGTGTACGCCGCTCATCATGGCATCTCCCGTGACGAATGGCTGGACTTCGCTGACAACCACAAGAAGTTCGCCAAAGACCCGCAGGTAAGCCGTCTTGCTTGCAAGGCTTATTTTGAAATCCTTGAGAAGCAGATGCATAGGATGAAGGTCAAGGTCACTCCAATCTCCCTGTACATGGCGTACAACATGGGCTTCCAAGGTGCATACAACAAAGCCTTCGACCACCAATCTTTTTGGCTGGACAACAAACGCAAAAGCATCCTTGCTCGTGCGAACTACATTCTCTCCCGATGAAAAAGACCAACAGAATCAATGCTGAAGTCATGCTAACTTGCAGAATGGAAAAAGTTTTGTTTGACAAACTCACCAAGTATGCCAAGAGGGCAGGCATGACCCGCTCGCAATACGTCCGTCTTGGCATGCTGTACGTCCTCGACACCGAAAAGCGACTCGCTGAAAATAAATAAAAATAATCCAATCAACTCTTGACATACAAACAAAGACCAACATAACACTACTCATGAGCGTATTCGACTATCTCAACCAGATGCACACCAACACCGCAGAAAACCAACAAGCCCTGTTCCAAGCCCTGATTAACTTCGTGGCTGAAACCAAGGACATCCATGCTGACTCCGTGAATCCGTTTCACGGCTCCAAGTACGCCAGCCTCTCGGCTCACTTGGAAGTCCTGAAGCCTATCGCCGCCAAGCACGGCCTTGCCATCATCCAGATGCCTACTGGCACGGAAGGAACCGTAGGCGTCACCACTATCGTCATCCACAAGGACGGCGGTTACATCAAGTCCGACGCTGACATCCCTGCCGAGAAGGGCATCAGCGGACAGCAGGCTGGAATCCTTTATTCCTACATCCGTCGCTACTCGCTGGCGTCCATCGCAGGCTGTGCCACCGACGATGACGATGCTGAACTCGACCGACAGATTCGCACCAAGGCCCCTGCGGCTAAGAAGGCTTACGTCGCTCCGTCTGCCCCTGCCTCTGCTCCGTCTGCGGCTCCTGCCTTCACCCAGAAGTCTTCTGAACCCGCTGGCGATGTCCTCGTCCCGTTCGGCGACCACAAGGGCAAGCCTCTATCCAGCCTTCCGCTCATCGAGCCTAACCGTGAAGTCAAGTTCGGCGACCTGACGTACTTCGCTAAACGCTGGACGCCTAAGCCGTTCGGTGATAACCCGAACCCGTCCGCTCGTGACCTCAAGGTCAAGGCAGAAGCCCAGCGTCTGTTCGAGAAACTGAGTTCTTGTGCGGCTCCTGTCCAGACCAGCGACGACGTTCCGTTCTAATCTAATCCTAACCACCAACCAAGATGCTAACATACAAACGATTCGGGGCCACCAACTACATCGTCCTCTCCGACGGTACGGTTGCCCGCCTGCTCAAGCCTTCTGACCGCAAGGGCAGTAAGTACATCAACTTCACCGTCAAGAACAAGATGCTGTCCATGAAACTGGACACGCTTGTCAAGAAGTTCAGCGAGGCCCAAGGCGATGTCATCAACGACAGCAGAACCGAAGACCAAGGGGCTTGAGTTCCTGAGACGAGCAATCGCATCTCAACGCAACAAGAAGAACAAGTATCTCTGCATACCGATGTCCAAGGCTGACGAAGTAATCCAAGAGGCTAACGGTGAGTTCTGCATCCCGCTGAACCCCAAGAGCAATACCGCCCGTGCCGTTGCGTTCATGCTCGGCATAGAGGTGTCTGAACTCGTTGAGCGTATGAACGGCAAGACACCGAAGGAATACATGAGCGACATCGCTGAACTCAGGAACAACCTGAAGTACCTCGAGTCCGCTGGTGATGACATGAGCCACGGCGTCACGTCTGGTAGTGCCTTGGCTAAATGGGCTAAGGCTAAGGCTGGTATCCGATGAGACGGAAACGTACTCCTGAAGAAATCCCAGACCTAATAGAGAAATGCGTAAAATACGGCCTGACGTACGCAAGGGCTTGCTGGTTGTTGGACTGCCCGATAATCGACCCGAAGGAGGGTCAGCGTCGCATGGTGATTCGGAACATGTCCGACTACGACGAGAACCATCACCTGTACAAGCCAGACGACAAGCGGGAGTACTATGTGAAGTTGCAGGTAGGAAGCAAGGTGTTCAGGGAAAAAGTAGGACTGGACATCGTGCAAGCCAGACGCATCAGGGACGAGATGATTCAGAACCTTCAGGCGATGCTGGACAGCGGACAGTTGGAACACCTGTTCAAACCGAACGAATGACACGCAGGGAAGTCGCCCGTGTCGCCCTTGCTGAAGGATTGACCGCCAAGGAGGCTGGACTCAAGTACGGCTTTTCTGCTGAGTCTATCCGTAAGGTCGTTTGCCGATTCAAGTTGCCGAACCTAATCACGGAGTACGAACGCATGATTATCACGCAGGTCTCTCGGCTTAATGACACGCAACTCAAGTCCTACAACGAGGCTTTGCTTCTTCCGAAGAACAAGAACGCAAGCAAGACCGAGAAGAATGTGGTTGCAGAAGAACTCAAGAAGCGGAAACTCGCCTGACATGATTGACCCGAATGAAATCAACCGCCTCGGCTTTGACGCTTGGGCTAACAATAAAATCGTGGACGCCGTGGAGAACACTTCTTTCTGCATGCAGGGAGAAGGCTTCATCTCGTACGAAAGCCCTGACGTGAACATCAGGATTGACTGGACACCCAAGGGATACACCGCCGCTCTTCGTGCTTATACGCATGAAGGTTGGAAGGAAACTGGAGCCGCCTTCAAACGATGAGCGACGAACAAATGAAGTCAATCAACGAGTCTCTCGCCAAGAACGTACTGAGACTTGGCAACGAGTGCCGTGCCTTGGCTGAAGAGAACAAGCGTCTCAAGTCTCTCTGCGATAACCTTGGCATGGGCGGCAAACATACCATCACAGCAATCGAAGCCGATAACGCCCGCCTCAAGGAAGAGAACGAGCGGCTGACCGAAGCGTGGGTCGATAAGAAGATGCAGGAAGATAGGGACGCATTGCTTCAACAGGTCGAGCGGATGACCAAGGCCGTGATGCACTCCCCTGCGGCTCAACTCAAACTCAAGGAACTTGAAGGCAAGACCACCTACGACGAAATCAACCCAGACAACCAATGAGCGGACCAATCCGATACACGCAGGCAATCAAATGCGTTGAGCCTTCATACCACGCACAGGACATTTGCTCTGGAATGGTCGAGTGTTCCATTGGCGAATGGGTCTTGCACTCCGACTACGCCAGCCTCAAGGCCGAGGTCGAGCGTCTGGAGCGTCTTGTCAACTACTGGAAGATAGAAGCCAACTGTGACCATGACAGATGGCTCAGAGTCCTTTCTGACTTGGATGACCTGCGGAGGGCTATGAAGTGATTTACGAATTCAGAAACCCGATGCCTGTGGAGACACCGCTTGGATACGGCATGCTTCTTTATGTCCGTGATGGTGGCACATTCTCCAACGATGTCTTTGCTATTGTGCTGGACAGCGATGGAGTAATCCGTCACATGACCACAGACCAATTTAAGTTTGTCACTAACGACACTTTTGAAATCCGCAAAAACAAATGAACACTCCTACCATAGTATTCTACGAACATCACTTTGATGACTCATTGATTCAGAGTCTCTCAAAGAATGTCCTCAACCTAGGCAACGAATGTCGTGCCTTGGCAGAGGAGAACGCTCGCCTTAAGGCTGAGAACGAGCGTCTCAATAGTGCCATCATTTCTGGCAATGCTATCGTGCTTGACGCACAGCCCCACGAATGAGAAAGAAACGCACTTGGAAGCGACCCGCACATGGCGGTGGGCATCTTGAGAACAAGAAGCAAACCACAAGGGAGTTTATGATGACCAAGCAATACTTCACCGATGCCAAGGCTCGATGGGAGTATCTGTTTGCCAAGCCCATGAACAAGTGGTATCTCATCACCTAATCTATGTCCAAACTAACTAAGTTCGTTGCTGTCGGTGACAATCATGGTGACCATATCGACAAGGATGTGGCACAGCAGTTCTTCAAGTTCCTACGCTGGTTCGGCAAGGGGAATGATGACATTGAGATTGTTCACCTAGGGGATAACTTTGACTTTCGCAGTATCCGCAGGGGTGCTGGACGGAAGGAGGAAGACGAGTCGCTTGTTTCCGATGTCAAGGCTGGCAAGGATTTCATCAGCAGGGTGCAACCCACGATTTTCCTCAATGGAAACCATGACGATAGACTAGACCAGATTATCGATGGGCATACCAACGGAATGCTCAGAGACTACTGCATCGACCTAAAGCAGAACATCTACAACCACCTCAAGAAGAATGGCTGTAAGAAGATTTACGATTACCATGCAGAAGATGGGGTCCACCGCCTTGGAAAGGTCGCTTTCGTGCATGGATACACCTGCGGCATCCGTGCCGTCGAGGAACACGCCATTCATTACGCCGAGCCGCAAGGGGCTGTCGTCATGGGACACCTGCACTCTATCCAGCAAGTGAACGCTCGTAAGCACCTCGGAGCCGTAGGGTTCTCTGGTGGTTGCCTATGCCATAAGTCCCCTGACTACGCTAGGAATCGCCTAGCCACGAGCAAGTGGGGAAGCGGCTGGACTTACGGATTCGTCCAAGGCAACGACTGGAAGGTCTGGCAGGCACACCGAGTCGGCAAAGAATTCATTTATTCTATCAAAGGACTATGAACAACAAAGACCTTCGGGCCTTGGAGAAACTCTTTGGCAACGCTGTATGCGAAAAGCCAGAGAAGGGATTCTACACACGCAGGGAAATCCAGAAACTCTGGAATCTATCCGAGCCCGTAATCTCACGCAAACTTTCTTCGGCTCTCAAGAACAATCTTCTTGAAGTCCGCATGTACAGAGTGAAGTCTGGCATGGTCACTCGCCCTATCCCTCACTACCGAATCAAGAATGAAAAAGAAACCAAGCAAAAAGCCTAAGCCAGACCTGCGGCATAAGTCGGAGTCAGAGGCTTTCAAAAACGACGCTAAACTCAAGGACTTCTTGATGGAGATGACGGACGAGGTGTTCATCGCAGACGGCTTGAGCGATGCGTTCGTCGGGCTGGCCCAGACGGGCAGGGAAGGCAAGACTGTCGCCGTGTACGATTCCGTGAAGATTATAAAGATACTCATGGAGTCTGGAATGAACCAAGATGAAGCCGTCGAGTACTATGAGTACAACATCATTGGAGCCTACGTCGGAGAAGCCACGCCTATCTATCTCGTGCCTATCGACAAGGAGTGCTGGTCTTTCAAACTTCCTGACGAATTGCCTAAGAAGAAAACCAAATGAACAATCAGCAATTCATCGAGCAACTCTGCATCGTTGGGACTGTCATGGCTTATACGACAGCCTTCCTGTTCCTTTCTTGGGCTTTCTGGCAGGCTTGGGTTCTGTGGATTGAACTCAAGATTAAGACCTCAAGGGAGATTTACGAGGACAAGTCAGCCAAGATTAGGTCTATCGAATACATGAGAGCAAGCAAGGAATACGATGACTGGACGGCAAACAGGTACGGCAATCCTAACACAGACCCGACCTTCTATAAGGTCAAGAAATGAGCCTAGTTCCTTACGAGGGAGACGATAGGTTCTCAGACTGGTTCATCGACCTCGCCCCGCTTGTCGTTCTCGTTGGGATTGGCTTCGTTTCTGGCTTCTATGTTGCGTCCCTTGTATATGGAGACGGCGATTCCAATCACCGACACTACTATCGACACTCCCACAATCCAAGTGAACCAAGCAGAGTCGAATATCCAAGCGGAGGACATGGCAAGCATCCCGCCAGCCATGACAGTACCAGCGGATTTCTTGAACGGTGTAAATGCAAGTGCAAGCAGGCCGATTGTAAATAGACCTAGGCCAACGGTGCTGAACTGCCAGAGTACCTTCTGCTTGAACTCAGCGTCAGCCCTAGCGTGAGCCTCTTGAATCTCAAAGTCCTTTTGCTCTACCATCTGATATAGTGCTGTGGTCTCGGCATCGACCTTGGATGCCTCCTCTTTGTCCTTCTGTACAGCCTTGGTGTCGTTCTGCTTGATGATACGGGTGAACTCCTCAACCTTAGCAACTGAAGGCTTAGACACCCCTGAAAGGCGAGTCACTTGGGCTTCGACAACTTCTCTGACAGTTCCTTTATCGAGGACAGGAACGACAGCAGTAAGGGCAGAAGCAGAGTCAGAAACGATAGACTCGACTTTCGTGATGTAGTTGTCCTTCTCTTTGTTTTGCGTTTCAACGGGTGCAGGGGTAATGGGTTGGATGGATGGGGTTGACACGCAACCGCAGAGAAGCATGGCAGGGATTAAGAATCTCATTTAGTTTGCTTGATGAACTTACGCTTCAGCCACTCGAAGATGTCTGGGGCCAATGCACCAGCGGACGAGTAGATGATGCCCTTATACATGGCGTCCATCTGGGCGTGGTTGATGGCGAAGTACACGAGCGTACCGACGATGCCGCCAGCAAGAGCCTTGCGTATCCAGATTATCCAGAAGAACCTTTCTTCGGTGATGATTAGCCTAGCGATAGCACCTAAAGCCCCAAGGACTGCGACTATCCAGCCGCCTTTCTTGAAGTCTTCGGCGGTCTCTATGAGGCTCGGGTCTATCGGGCTCATCGTCTCGGCATGTCCTTAAGGACTCTCCGCTTGGCTGATTCTTCATCCTCGTAGATACCGACAAGAACCTTGGCAGGGTTATACACCTTGAACTTATCCTTGTTCACCACGATGACATAACCGAGGGCGTTTCTGATGAAGCCACCATTGGAGGTCTTTTCCTGAGTCCATGACATCCAAGCAGTCGATGACGGCTCAGGCGTAGGTCTGACGGGCAGGGGCGGAGGAGCAGGCTGGGCGGCAGGCACAGGCACAGGGCTGGGTGCTTGCTGGGCTTGGGGCATAGCCGCTGTGGGGGCAGGCTTGGCTTGAGGCTGGGGCTGACGTCTGACCTGACCCTTGACCCCAACCGCACGGCCTAGGGCTTCTATGCCGCTGGCGAGTTGCTCCTCGCTGGCTGTCGGCTTAGGCATGGCCTGTTGAGGCTTGAGGTCTTCGTACTGGGCGGCTTCAAACAAAAGTCTAAGACCCTTGCGAACCCCAGCGGGAACCTTGTCCATGTCGGCTTGGGCGTCCACGGCGTCGGCTAAGGCTCGGAAGCCCTCCTTGACAGACGGCGGCATACCCTTGACGTTTTCCTTGCGTTGACGCTCAACGGCTTGGATGAGACGGCCTACTCCCTTCTTGATGCCAGCAGGAACCTTGTCGGCGTCGGATTGGCGGTCAATCGCTGACTGCAAGTTGCGAAGGTTCTTCTTGACCTCATCAGGCGAGAAGTTCACACGTAGGGGTGCGTCGCCTTCCTCTGGCTTGTAGTAGGCTTGAGGCTCTAGATAAGACTCGACATCACGACCACCAGCAATCTTTGCAGACACCTTCGTTCTTTGTCCTCCGATTGGTTCATTCTGTTTGTCGATGATTCTTTTTCTGATTTTCTGCGGACGGCCCATATCGTCAGTAATCCAGCCATCAAGAATCTTGATACCTTCACTACGAAGTCTTTCTGACAGTTCGCTGTATATTAAGTTTCCATACCCTTTGCCTTCATAGCCAACATAGACATCAGACCCATTTACGGAAGCGGTGTCTTTATGTCTGAAGAAATCTATGTGTGCAATAGCCTCTCCATTCTTGTTACGAATAGTAATTCCCTCTGAAAACTCTGTTCCTTTAATCTTTCCGTAGAATATCTTTAGACCTTTTGTAATTCCTTTGTTTTCAGAGGCGTAGCGTCCGATGAACTCTCCAGCCATTTGCTCAGGAGTATAGGTGCGACCACCCTGCTCCTCCTCTGGCTTGTACGCAGTCCTGAGTTCGCCTTGCATCACGGCTTCCTTGATTTCCTTGTTCAGCCTGAATGACATGCCTCTGTCGATAGCAATAACAGACGGGTCGTACTTAGAGTAAATGGCTTCCTTTGCACCCTTGAACATGAGGGCTTCGTCTGCGATACTCTGAGCGACGTCCGTGAGTTTATTGCGAAGTGCGTCTGACTTGACCTGACCGAGCAACGGCATTATCTTTTCCTGCATCCAGTCAAGGTCAATGGCATCAGGAAACTCCTTGGTTAAGTCTTCGGCTGTTCTAGAGAACTGTCTGGAGAGTTCAGAGATGACGTCAGGCGACTCACCTTGGCCTTGAGTCTTCTTGAACTCCTCTATAGCGTCAGCCTGAACCTTGTTTCTAAACTCCGTAGCATCCCTGTAAGCCTTATCAACAGCCAATTGTTCTTTGGCTAACGCAGGCAGTTCGTTGCGTTGCTTGACCTCGATGCCGTACTTGCCGACTATCTTTTGGATGATTTCAGGGAACAGTTTTCCGTAAGCCTTATGTCTTTTCTCTAACGCAAAACCAGACTTAGTGGGTGCGTCGTCAGGGTGCGTGAGCGTGATGAGGTCTAGTCCGTCTTGGATTGCCTCCGTGATAACATCCTTCGTAAGAGCCGCCGCCCATTCTGAGGGGTCTTCAAGAGGGAAAGGTTTTGTTTCTTTCTCCAAAGAAGCCTTTTTAATCAATGTTTTTGCATCATTTATTCTTGCGGTCAAAGTTTCTGGAGAAACCGCATACGCTGTATCAATTTCTTCACCAAATATTTTCGCCTTATCTTCTAAGTATTTTGTGAATTCTCGTTGATTTCTTGCTAAATCTGTGAGTTTTTTTCTTAACTTTATTAACTCAGGAACTTCGTGAAAAGCCTTAACTACGCCATCAGGTACTTTTATACTATCAGTTAACTTATTGCGAGAGGCTGATTCGAGAATAAATGTTATTTCAAGTATTTTTCTTGTTGTTTCTTGAAGAGATAATTCCTTTTCTCTTTTTGTTTTTATAAGTGTAGAATAAGAGTCATATATATTCTGAACGATTGATTCCAGACGGTCAGGGAAAGAGTCAGAAAACAAATTAACATCAAAACTTTCAGAATTATTTTCCGAGGCAAAAGCCTTTATTTTTTTCTGAATTACTTGTTCTGCTTCGTGCGTATAAACTTCATTAGTTAATTTTCTTAAAAACTCCTGATACCCTCCTCTGTTAACAAAGTTACGAACTTCCCATTGGTCGCGTCCGTATGAGTCTTTGACAAATACGCCTCTTTTTTTACCTTCATTCAATATGTCGCTTAAAACAGGCAGTATTTCTTGTGTTGATTTAAGTTTCTTTTGGTCTATTGTTTTTCTCTCTTGAGCGTTCTGAGCCTGAAACTCCTCGATGTACTTGACTTGTTCTCCGTTAACGTCAGTACGAACAGTACTTCTGTGGTGAGCCACGGAAACCCCGTAGTGACCTTCGACGCCATGTTCATACTTCTTAGGAACCCTGAGTGCGGTTTCTTTGTATCCAGACTTGGTTCCTTCCCATGTGATGCTAGCAGAGTTTAAGTCAGCCTTAGCACCTGAATCCACCATGAGCGTGATTTCGTTGTTCTTGATAAAGTCCGTGATGGCTTCGAGGTCGATAGGCAGGTCGGTTCTACCGCCACGAATCTTGTTATCAGCGAACGGTTTATCAACTGTCTTGATGCCGCCAGTCCAGTTGCCCTGTGCGTCTTTTTGCTTCTGGATGCTTTGTGCAGGGTCTATCTGACTGCGAAGGAAATCAATCAGGCCGCTGGCTTCAGCCTCGGCGTAGAACCTGTAACCATTAGAACTGTCACGCAGGAGTTTCTTGATGAGGGCTTGATTGGACAGGTTCGGGTTAGCCTTATGCAAGGACTGCACCTTGTCCAAGAGTCTTGAGCGGAACGTGCGAGGGAACATGGCTTCCCAAGCGGCGTTGGCAGGGGCTTCTTCAGCCTTGATGTGTTCAGCGAGGTCTAACTTTTGACCGTTGTATTCGACTGGAATATTCCATCCAGCATTGAGCATTTCTTCAGAAAAGATGCCGTTCTTTATTTCTTCAATATTTCTTGCGGCAACTTGCTTTGTTTGCTCGGCCCACTGCGGTGCTTCTATGTATCTCTCAAGCCCCTTAATAAGTTGAGCCTTGACAGCCTCATCCTTGGTCACGGCAATACGGTCTGCGATGAACTGAGCCTTGCTCTTGTAGGTAATGCCACGGCTGGCTTCGTCAGTCACCTGCATGGCGACTTGCTTCATGGCGGCTTGCTGACGCTCGTACACACGCTTGGCGAACTTGCCAGCGTCGTCGAGGTTAGCGTAAGAACCGATGAACTCACCGTGCCTATCGAACGCAGTGACGCCCTTGGCAGTCTGGGTGAACCTGAAACCGCTTTGCTTGTCTGTGAACACCTTTCCGTTCGGAGTTTCCTCGTAGGGCATGTCAGCCACCTTCATGTTCACTCGGATGAACGGAGCCGCCTTGTCAGCGTCGAAGAACACGTTATCGCCAGTGACTCTTACGTCAGACATTCTGTTCACGGTGAGGTTCATCACTGAGTTCAGGATGTCCTCATGGATTTCAGCGACAGGCGGGTGAGCGTAAGTTTCTCCAGCCTGCTTCGGGATACCAGCCATCTGTTGCATGACGTCACGCTTGACGTCGCCGTCCTGTGCCCAGAGTTTATTCGACGGGACTCTGCCTTGGGCATCGGTCTTAGAAGCGTTGCTCAGGTATCTGAAGAAATCCTGCACGAACACGCCTCTGTCGTCGTTCCATCTGTTACGAACCCTAGGGTCAGACCACAGGTTATTCGCACGGGTTTCGATGACCTGCCAGTCAAGAGTCTTGGCAGTGAAGGACATTCCCTTCGGGCCAATCTTGGATTCAACACCAAGCACAAGAACCTTGCGACGCTTGTACGGAACTTCACCGCCATAAACACGAGGCGGGTTCGGGCCGACATCCTGTTGCATGCTCCAACCGACGTAGCCCATCTCAGCGATGTTGCTCTGCATCGTTCCGTTAGCCATGTCCTGCAAGACTTGAATCTTGTTGCCCATCTCACGGCTGACGTGACCTGTGGACACCATCTGTTCAATGACTTCCTTGCTTAGAGGGCCGACGAAATCACCGTTTCCGTCCACGACAGGACGCAGGTTGTCAGGCATGGCAAGGATGGCCTTATGCACTTCAGGGCCAAACGTCTTGTTGTAAATCTTGACGGAATCCTGACCCTTGGAGGCAGAAGGACGGAACGGCTTGGCTTTTGTTTCACCGACGCCATCAAGACCCTGAGAACGAAGGAACTGCTCACGGGTGTCTCTGGACATCCTAGACAGATTGATAGAACCGTCCTGCCTGCGTTGAGACGCCGCACGAACGAGGTCTTGCATCAGGTAGTCGATAGCACCGACTCTGACTCTCTTGCCGCCCTTCGGCTTGAACGCATAGTCGATACCGTCAGGGTTATTCATGTCGAACTTAGGCTCAACACGCTTGGCTCTGCCTTCCCAGTAATCCAACCAGCCGTCCTGCACGGACTGCATGATGCCCCTGACGCCGCCGAGTTCGCCACCAAGGAACAGGTAGTCAAGCGGCTTGCCTTCGATGAACTGTGTGAAATAGTACGCACCGAACTCCTCGGACAGATTCGCCAGATACGGAGTCTTGCCGTCTTCAGCCATGACCTTGGTCTGACCATCACGGTAGTATTCAGCGAGTGCTGACGTGAGGATTTTTTTCTGTTCTTCGTACTTCGGGCCTTTATGCAAAGCCTTGAGGTATCTTAGGAAGAAACCAAGGGCTTCGTCTTGCGAAACCTTGGGGGCTGAGATTTGCTTGCCGTCCTTATCGAAAGCACCTAACACGCTCTCGGTCATTCGCTTCTGGAACTCAGGCTCCATGACGACTGAGCGGAAAATAGTATGGAAAGCCTCGTGAGGAACAGTGTTCTTCTTGAGGTTGTCGAGGTTGATGCCGAGGGTGACTCTGCCGTCCTTAGCCTTGTCGATAACAAAGCCTTCAGCCTTCTCGAACTCAGCCATCGAGAACAATCGTCTGCCGTTCTGGTCAACAAAAGAACCGTCGTAGGTATCAGGGTCAAAGCCTCTGGCCTTGATTTCAGCCTTGTGGTCAACGCCACCCTTGAAGTAAGTGTCAAGGTCAGGGGCAATCTTAAGAAGGCCAGAGATGTATCCATCGACGTTAACGCCCTTAACCTGAGCCACAGCACGAAGCGTAGAGTAGTCCTTGGCTTGGGTGGGGTTAGTCTCAGCGAGGACATTCAGACCGAGGTCAGTCGTAATCCGCATCCTGTCCGTCTTGGTCGCACCGCTGATGTCAGCATAGATTCTGCCGAAGCCAGCACCGACGCCGCCGAGGACAGCACCTGCACCGATGCCCTGAGCCATGCCTTCTTCGCCGCCACCGAGGTAGCCAAGACCACCACCGATGAACGCACCTTGGGTCATACCCTTGGTCACGTCCGCCGTGTACGAGAACATCGGGTCAACGAAGTCAATGGCCTTGAGAAGATTCTCGGCCTGCGGGGTGAGTTTAGCACCACCTTCCATAGACTCTCTGAGAGCCTGTTGAGCATACGACAGGACACCACGTTCCCCACGCATCATCTGTTCACCGACAGCACCGATAGCCTCACCGATGCCTCTGGCGGCAGACGCACCAACGTAAGCCTGAGAAACGCCAGAAGCCATACCTGCGGCTTCAGCCGTAAGGGTTGAAAGGCCAGTCATCCTAGCCGCAGAAGCAATTTCGCCTGTCTGCATGCCTGTGACGGCTGAGATAGCCCGAGAGCCTCTGTCAACAGCGGCGTCAATCGTAGCACGGGTAGCACCACCGATAGCCTCGATAGGAGCACCGACGCCCCACTTGAGCGAACCGCCGATGACCATCTGCTTGATAGCCGTAGCCCTAGCAGAAGCCTTGGCAATACCTTCAGCCATGCCGATAAGTTGAGCACCCTTGAGGGCAACTCCCTCGAACGGAATGAACAGCGACGGGTCAGCGATATAAGACATCGCCTGCGTAACCTCTGGGTTGATGAGGTCTTTGTCCATCACGATGGTTTCCTTACCCTGCATGAGCCGTGTGGACTTGGCGTTGAAGTCCAGAGCCTGCATGAACTGCTCGTACTCGGCGTCTTCGTCAGAGCCTGTGTAGATGGCGTTTTTGACCCTGAACAGCACGGAGTTCGGGTCTTGGGACTCAGCCAGCATGCCGTACATGCTTCTTGTGCCTTGGGAGAAAGCCTCGATGAAAGACGGCGTGAGTTTAGCAACAGAATCAATAGGCTTATCGTAGAACGACCCAGCGGCTTTCTGGAGGTCATTCCAGACCATTTCAGCACCCATGCCGATAGCCTCAATGACGTCAGTTTCCTTGGTCTTGGAGTACGCCTTGTACAGCCTGTACTGCTCTCTTGTGATGTTAGCGACCTCGCCAACGGCTTGCTTAGCCTGAATTATTCCAGCGATTTCCTCGCCAGTCGGAGGAGCCGTAATCTCTGCGAGAGCCGCCTGCCTTTCTTCCTCAGGCATTTGGTCAAGTTCCCTGTCAACTTCAGGGACGCCAGTGTAGTTTCCAGCGGATTTTTGTCCGTTATTCTTCCAGAAAGACGGGTCAGCGAATAACTCAGCCATGATTATTTAGATTGTTCTGACAGGAACTTCTGACGAAGCGACTGATTTTGCGTCATTCCGCCATTTTCTCGAATAATGACAGACAGGCCACGGCTGGTTGCAAGGGTCTTGATGTCTCTGTCGATACCTTGAGCGATACCCAGAAGGCCAGCACGGGTCTTAGGCTCTAAGTCCAAGAAGGCCGTCGGGTCTGGAGTCATCTTGTTGATGGCTCGTCTTTCTTCGTCAGAGATAGAACCGCTGACGTTGATTTGCTTGGTCAGAACGGCTCGGAGTTTCATCAGGTCGTACTGAGAAATGCCTTGGTCACGCAGGCTCAAGGACTCACCGAACTTGTTGTTAATCTCCGTGAGTCTTGAAATTGAGCCTCTGAGGTCAATCATGTCCGTGAGGTTTTCTCTCACCTTGTCAGCCGTGCTTGTGCTTGCGGCAGACACTACGCCAGAGATATAAATGCCAGAATTCGGCACTAACTCAGACGGCTCGATGCCGTTTTCAGTTTGGACGCCAAAGATATACGCCTTTGTTTCACCAATGTCCTTGGCTGACGGGCCTTTCTCGGCCTTGACTTGCTCCAACTTAGAACCATCCCAGAAGAGTTTAATTCCGTCGATGTCAACCACACGAGCATCAGACTCAGGAACCATCTTCTTGTAGTAAGCATCGAAGCCAGCAGGCAGGGACTTCTTGCCAGTAGCAGGGTCAATTGTTCCAATACGCTGGGTCATGAGGTCAGCAATCTTGGCCTTCTTCTCGGCCTGACTTACCTTGCGTTCGTACTCAATCTGACCAACGTTCATCTTGCCAAGCGAGAGCACAGGGGCAGGAGCCGCCGCAGGGCCAATAGGCTTCTGGACTTCCGACGTCTTGATGCCACCAAGGGTCGTTTCAAGACCTCTGATTCTAGCCTGAACGTCAGTGAGTTCGGCCTCAGAGCCAACCTTCTTAAACGTATTCTCTACCTTTTCTGCTAACTTCAAGCGTTCAGCAAGCGGTTTTTCTTTATTAAATACGCCGACTTCTTCAAGCATCTTGCCCATTACTCCGAAAGGAGTAACAAGGGTAGCACCAGCCATAGCAGATGTGCCAGCCTCTTGAAGTAATGCTTTCCAATTAGTTGAAAGTTCTCCGTTTTCATCGACGGTTGAGAACTTGTTAAGAACTCCACGAAGGGCAGGAATACCAAAGTTATTCCAAACGTTTTCAGCAGTTTTTTCAATAGGAGCCCTTTTGCCTTCAAGCAATTCAAGACTCTTTTCTTCTCCGACCTGTTTTGTAAGCACGTTTGCTCTTTCCTTGAGCGACTTGAGTTCTTCAGTGACCTTAGCCTTGATAGGAGCGTAAGCCTTGAGAACCCTGTCATCAACGCCAGCCTGAGCCTGTTCAGGCGACTGATACGCAGACGTAGTAACAGACTTGTATTCGCCAAGGACTTTCTCGCCCTTGAACAATTCGCCAGCCTCTGCCATAGTAAGTCCACGGCCTTCAGCGTTAGCCTTAGCAACCATAGCCGCTCTTTTCTCGTTCTGCCTTTGAGCCTCGACCTGTTCGATGATTCTTGAGCCAATAGCCTTGTCAAGAGTACCAGCGGACATCGCCTTGTTTGTAGAATCGACAACATTTCTGCGGTATGCGTCAAGAGCCTCAGCGTCAGTACCTTTGATTTCCTTGCCAGCCTGTTTTGCGGCAGACTTGAATCTATTGAGTCCAGCCATGAACTCTCCTTCGTTAGCCGTGTAGTCGCTACCAGTATTGAACTTGCCCACTCCTTCTCTGATAAACGCAGGGTCAGTAACCTTATCAACATCCTTGAATTGATTAAGAAGTTCTCCTCCGACTCTCTCGATTTCTCTGCCCCTGACGACTTGTTGGGCTTGGATGGACTGGGCTAACTCCTGACCAAGCATGTTGATTTCGTTAGCCATGACAGCCTTCTTAGCATAACTCTGGCTAGGGGCGTTCTTGTACTGCTCTAGGCGTTGAGCGTATTGAGCAACAATAGGGGCGAATTCAGGGTCTTGTCCCCACACGCTTGATATAGACTGAAATCGAGCCACGCCAGAAGCGATGGTAGCATCAGCCGCCTCAGATTTACGCTGATTCTCGTTATAAGTATTGATGCCTTGGGCTATTGAAGCCCCAAAATCAGAAAGACTCTGCTGATACATCTTTCCGATGTTAGCACCAGTTTCGGCAAGTCCTTGGACTCCCTTGATGCCGCCTTGATATTGTCCAAATTGAGAAGGCATAAAATTAGTTGCCTCCTGTGCCTTGGCTTCCCATGTAGGCAGCACCAAGTTTACCCATCATGTCCATCTGTCCAGCACTTTGTCCTGCGTAAATGTTTGCAAGAGCCATTCTAGATTGTGCGGTATTGCTTTGATTAGCACCATAGATATCAGCGTTGTATTGAGACTCTGGATTGAATATCTTAGCACCAAGACCTTGTTGCATTTGCTGTGATTGAGTCATTAAACCATAAGGGCTTATTGTGCTCATATTTGCAAGCAAGGGAGAACCATAAAGACTCATAGCGTTCTGGGCATGTTGCAGACCGCCTTGATAAACAGTATTTGCATATTGTCTTGCCCTGTTTTCACGGGCATCTTGCATCTGATAAGAATTCAGAACCTCTTGGGCAACCGCTTGATTGCCAGAAAGACCTCTAGCCGCCATAGCCTGTCTAGCCGTTTGCTGGGCTAACTGTTGCTGTTGAGGGGTGAGGTTTCGACCAGCGGTAAGGTCTTCCATCGCACTCTGTTGCTGGAGAGCGGCAAGTTTCTGCGTAGTGGGGTCTAAGGTCTGCTGGTAGGCTTGAGAAGCCATTTGACCTACTTGACCATAGACAGGAGCCTGTGCTTGAGCATACTGGCTCTGAAGTTCCATAGACTGCGGAATCGCTTGGCGGTACAGGTCATTGAGAGTACCCATCTGACCCATGAGTGTTTCCTTTTGTAATTCTTGATACCTAGGCGTATATTGACCTTCTAAGTCGATAAGTTGATTCTGAATGTCTTCCTGTGCAGAAAGGGCAGATTGCATCTCACCGAGATAAGAACGATTGTTAGGAGCATTAAGAAGACCAGAAGCCTTCTTCTTTGCTTGGTTTGCTGAGATGGCACTATACGCCATCATAGCGGCTTGAACCCATTGGCAATCGGGAGAACGCCCACCGAACTGTGCAAATTTAATTGAATCCATTAGTTAAGTCCTCCAACAAGTTCTATGTATTTGTTAGTAAGGACAACAGGGAGTCCTTTTCTGTTTCCAAACTTTCTTTGGTTTCTCCAATTAGGGAATCTTTTCATAAATTTTTGTGTTATGTTTTTTCTAGCCGCTTTAGTCTTAAAAATTGTGTCCATTATGGTAATGTCCTTTAGGTGTTCTTTTTCCCGTGGGACATCAGTTTCATATGGAAGTATAGAAGATATGTCATTTCCAGCACCAAAAGGAAGTACATATGCTACCGTTATGCCTGTAAGACCATTTTCGTCTGAATCAATTAAAAGATAATCTCTACAAAAAGCCCAAACAATGTACTGCGTCATACCTTCTTCATCCCAAGGAAAAGTTTTCAGCATCTTTCCACGCAAGTCGTTCTCGGAGAATTTTTGACGCTCCAAGTCCTGTTGTTCTTTAATAAAACTAATTATTTCTGAAAGAAGCATTAGGCTGTCTTGTACTTGTAGATGCGGAATTTAGAGGAAGGTATTGTGATTCCAGAAAGGTACGGACTTGCTGTTGTATTTCCAAGAATAAAACTCAGACCAGCATATTCAGAAATAGCATCAATGGTAAATGTGCTAGTAAACGAAGATGCTGTATTAAAAACAAATCTAAATGTTGCCTGTTCGTTATGCTGATATGTAGAACCACCACCTTCAATATCAAAAACACCAATAAGCGAGGTGCTAGGTGTAGTTTGGTTAAGCCTCAGTCCGCTTGCTCCAGCACCAAGCCATTTGCTGAACTGAACAATAGATTCGACAATCCAGATTTCACCTGTCGGCTTAGTGTATGAAGCAGATGTGAAAAACGAAGTCCAAGAAGTGCTACTTGTGCTAGAATTTGTAGCAATCGTTTCTTCGACAACATCAGTCAGAACATAGCCAGCAGTACCATTGACTTGAAGAGCACCCGTGAAATTGTTCGTACCAGAGAATGTGTTTGTACCAGAGAATGTGTTGGAACCAGAGGAAACGATGCTTCCGTCAAACTTAGCCTTACCACCGACTGTCAGTTGGTTTGATACATGATGGTTGCCTGTGACCTTGATTGAGCCTTTCTTTATGTAATCAAGGGTTCCGCTTGCACCGACAGGGGTCGTCTGACTGATGACGAACGAGAAGGTGTCAACAGAGAGAACCGTAATTATATGCTGACCCGAATAGACGGCATTGGAAGCGGTTGCCTCAATGAGCATATTGCTTTCAAGTCCGTGAGCGGTAGATGTCACCGAAGCGGTTATGCCATCGGCAGAGGTGAAAGACTTGCCCGTGACAAGAACGCCATCATTAGGGGTGACATTGATGTCCTTGTTTGCCTTTCCGTTGACAGCAAGGGCAACAACCGTATTGGATGTTGAAACATCTGCCGTGGTGTTCAGATTGCTGTTTAGGATGTCGCCAATTGTGGCTTTCTTTAGGACACCGCCATCGTTAACAATAGTGCCGTCAGTAGCCTCAAGGGTGTTAGCCGTGATGCTGGTCTGTTCAGAGATAGCACCGACAAGCAAGGTAGAAGAGTCAACGAGTTGGTTGAGTCTTGTTGCCGTCAGTTGTTGACCGTCTGCAAAAGTGTCGCCTTTAGAAAGTTGTGCCATGTTATTGTTTATTTAAATTGTTTTTGTTCTGCTGTTTAGCGTATATGTAAGCGGAGCGAATAGAAGGACGCTTGGAGTAGGATACGAATCTGATGATAGCCCCAGAGCCTGTCTTTCTGATAGGGTTGCTTCTGATGTAATCCTCGTTTGAGGAAGCACCGAAAGAGTCAACCTTAACGGTCACATCTGGGTTATAGACATCGACATAGGTCTCGATTGTCTCACCGCCCGTAGTGACAAAGTTCGCCTCATAGGAACTGAATCTCTTGTCAGCGATACCGCTGGAGTATCTCTTCTGGGAGTCTGCCATGCCAGCAAATGTGTATTGTCTCGTTTCCAGAACAGCCAGAATGTTGTTCTTAGAGAACGACAGGGCATCAAGGATTATGACATTTGGATTAGGATTGCCCGCTGAATCAAGAGAGGCAACCAGTTTCAAGTCACCATAGCGACCTAATGCGATATCGCTCACGGAGTCCACGCCAGCAATAGGGTTAGGAAGGATAGGACTGCCTATCGACTCTCCGAATTCGTCATAGTTGAGTTCTTCCGTCAAGAACACGCCTTGGTTGTTATCAATCAAGAACATTCGTCTCTGGTTGTTCTTCTTGGCAACGATGAATTCCTTAAGGGAAATAGATTCAGCCTTTGAGAACGAGCAAGCACCGCCCGTATAAGTCCAAGCATCAACTCCATCGAACGGCTGAACAGGGAAGTCTGACTTAGGAATTCTTATCGCAAAATTGTTTTCGTTGAACGGCAAGGCTCCAGTTTCGTATGCGTTAACAACTAGATAACTTCCATTAGGAGGTCTTTCTGTCTTTGTTATTGCTCCAGAGTAAGAGTTTCCAAAAGATACATTCACATAGTTACCAACAGCCATTCCGTGCTTAGGCGTTGAGTTCTTTGTTATGCTTATATAATAATAGGAAGATGAAGAGGCTGAAGGAAGCGTATAGAAGTCCCAAGCCGTTGCGGTGAGAGCATTGGTCGTACTGACAAGCGAAGGGTATCTATCAACCGACTCCCATTGTCTGAGGATGAAGTTGTACACCAAGACGGTGTTATTGACCGTAGAATCATCGAGAGGAACGGCAAGATAGTACCTGTTGTTCCAGTAGGTCGCTACTGCGTTCTGGGCGTAATTACGGTTGATTCTCTGGATGACATCATCAATAGGCGATGAGATAGGGTCAGCCATCGTGAGCAACTTCATGGACTCAGCGGAGGCGGGCTGAGGCTGAAGGAAGTAGATGCCGCTGTCAGACAGGAAGAACACACCGCCGCCAGCCTGTACGACTGACTTCTTAGCCAAGCAACCGATGTCCGTGGCAAGAGTCTTAATCTGAGAGGTGGCGGACAGACCGTCTCCAGATGCGTACCTGTCGTTGCCGACATTGATGTAGAAGATGCTGTTACGCATGAACACCAAGAACTCGTTCAGAGTCCAAGGGGCGATACAGACTACTTGGTCGTTGCTACCGTTGTTTACCGTGAACGCATCCACGGCATCCCACTCGTTGTAATCTAAGAAATTGCTTACGGAAACCGTGTCGTAGTTTCTGAGGGTATTGGTCTCTGCGTGGTGCTTGCCTAGGACAATCATTCTATTCGCATAGAACAGCATACTAGTGCAGTTCGGGAATTTATGCCCAGATGACGGAGTAGTTGGAAGCGGAGTAATCGTGCTGGCTAAATCCCAAAGCAACGGACGCTTGTCAAAACCTCTGCTGATGAACACCTTATCCAAGGCATTGCAAACCTCGCAACCATCTGGGGTTGTGATGAGTTGGCTGTGGCTGTAACCACATGACACCAAGCCGACAGCACCATAGGACGCAACAGACGGCATCACATAAGTGAAGGTGTTGGTCGTTACCGAAGTAACCGTGAACAGACCTGTGTAACCCGCTTGAGACGCTTCCACGAACACAGGGTCATTTGCGACAAGTCCATGAGCGTTTGAGTTAACCGTGACGGTAATCCCGTCAGCGGATGTCAAGGTCTTGCCAGAGACGAAGTTCGGGAAGTAAACCTTGGATGACAGGATTTCAGTCTGGGGATTGTAATAGTACAGACCGTTTGCTACGACAAGGATGATGATTTCCTGCCCTGTCGTATTGATGTATGTGCCTGTGCCGTATATGGTCTGACCTACCAGAGAGCCTATCGTCTTTCTCTGGAGACCCTTTCTGGTAGTGGCAACCCCTCTGTCGAGTCTGAAATTCTGCGACCTACTTACGATACCAGCGGGCAAGGCACTAGGATTATCACGGCTGTTAAGCCCGATAAACGCTATGTCCCCATCCTTCTGGTATTCATTCGCCATTATTGAGAGATGATAGAGAAGTACACAGCCTTAATCTTTTCAGACCAGCGTGTACCGACATAGATGCCACCAAGGAAGGCGACAGTAGCAAGGATAAGTGTAATCATTGAGGTAAGGTAATCTTGAGACGGGTGAGTTCAGCCTTTAGTTCAGCCTCGGTAGGCTTGTTAATCAGAGTGAGAGTGCCGAAGTACTTGCCGCCAGTAGGAAACTCACGATAACCAAGGCAGGACTTGCCGTCCTTGACGAAAGCGTTCCAGCCAGTAGCGATGTTGATAGGTTCAGTAGCCATAAAGTTTAGTAGTAGTATCCACCATTACCATCCCAGTAGAAATTGTATCCGTCAATATTGGCGATGTATTCTCCATACGAATAATAGGAACCGCCAGTACTGGTGTAACTTGACCCAGAACCATCGTGGTAATAGTCGTTGGTAGTTCCGTTGTCAAAGTAATTGCCACTAGAGGATGGAACTTCGGTTTGGTTATTGAATCCAACGATTAATGTTCCATACGAGGTGTAAGAACCATTCTCATTGTTAGAATAATACGACCCTACACCATCAGAGTAATAAACTGTATCATACGAACCATTGAGGTAGTCCGTACCAGCAATGTTAATGTACGATGTAATCCCCGTTTGAGAGGTGATATAAGTTCCATACGAGGAGTAGGAGTTGTCAGATGACTCATAATACCCACCACTTCCATTGTGGTAGTATGTGGTCGTATAAGAGCCTACTGTGTAATTGGTTCCGTTGATGGTTACGGAGTGAGAACCGCTAGCCGTAGTGATGGCGTTTCCATTGCTCTTGTAAGCGACATTGGAAACATTAGTCCAATCGAGGAAAGAGCCGCCAACTCCGTCAGCCAGTCTATTCACATCGGCAACTTGGTTCGGGTATGTCGTTCCGTTGATAGTCAGTTCACCACCACCCTGTGCAATGGGATACTCTTGTGCGGTAAGCGTTTCGATAAACTCCCCGTATTCTGGGAACGAAGGAGCAACGCTAGGGAACGACACTATCTTGCCGAACCCGTTGTGACTAGACCCAGAGGATATAGCCAAGCCTATCCTATGGAATTCAACGCCCATTAAGCCGTGGCGTAAGCGATGTGAACAGGGGTGGCGGCAGTATCAGACACGCAACGGATATGACCGTTATAGTTGTCCAGCGAGATTGTCTCGCCAGCGGCAACTTTGAAGCCTTCTGAGCCAGACTCAGAGAAACGGACTGTAATGACAGCCGAAGCGTGTTGGTTTTGGATGATGACAGCAACTCGTCTTGTAGGCGTAGGAGCGTGGTCAAGGACAGTTGTGGCAGATGTGCCGACGGACACCGTGGAGTGAGTGAAGCCACGAAGCAGGGGTGATGAGAAAGCGAAGTGAGACATTTTGTTGTTAGTAAGTGTTTGTCATGTTGATTCTGCTTGACTGGCCTTGCTGACGCAATTGCTTGTCGTACTCTTGTTCGAGCACTTCCTTTGCCTTTCCTTCGAGGAAAGCCGCTTCTTGCATCTGTCCTTCCGAGACTAACCAGTTAGCGGACGCAGACCATGACATGAATGAACCAAAAATATAAGGAATCTCAATCTTCGTCCAAGACGCAGGATGAGTATTCGGGTTTTGACCAGCAGTCGTTGAAGCAACGGTGCAGGTGTAGAAATTGCCAGCATGGGGCTTGCCCAAGACTGGAGTGAATGAACCAGAGCCAGAGCCAGAGTCGAAGTACATCTGTGCTCCTTGGTAATAAATGACAGTAGGGCTGTACAAATCGCCTTCAAACGAAGGACAATCCTTTCGGTACAGATAATAACCATCAGCCTGTTGAGCCGAGATTACGACCCTACGGGCAGAGCCAGTGTCATAAATCTGATAAGGAATCTGGACGGCTTTCGTGGTTTCCTGAGGATTCCGTGAAAACACTCCAAGGATTTCGTCCGATTCTTCGACTGGCGTGAAATAGGCGACACCGTTGCCGTCTATCGTGGTGGTGAACGGCGTGAGCCTGCAAATGTCCGTCCATTGGCTTGACTCCCAAGCCTCACGCATACGAGCCGAGGCGAAATCACGGAACTGAGCGAATGTCTCAGAACTGATGTTATGTCTGTCGTTGCCGCTGTATTGCAGGGCGTCGAACAGGATTTTTGAGAAGTCGATGGTACGCATTATGTCAGATAACCGTCACCTGTGAAAATTGCACCGTTGACGCAAGTACGTTTAGCGTAATTACGGACGGCGGTTTCTGGGTTGTCCCGCAAGAATTCTTCTAGGAAGCCTTTGTCTTCCCAGCACTCGTACCCTAACCTTTGGCCCCAGTAGTGCCAAGCGGCTAAGGGTATCCGAGCCTTTAAACGACCTACGCCATCTATATTGTGGGCTTCGTTGGCGTGGTTAAAAACGGCGTTCTGTTTTGCAGAAGCCTGAGCCTTGACTTCTTCCGACCTCCAGCCACGCAGTAGTTCCTCCTGCACCTGCTTTCGCAGATGAGGAGGGATTACTTCGGACAGGTCTTGGATGAAGTCCGACATCTACCGATTAGGCAGTGAAGTCGAACACGCCGAAGGCCAGCGGGTTGTGGATGCAGAGACCCGCAACGGCTTCAATCATTCGGGCTTCGCCACCACCAGCGTTCGGGAGGGCGGTCACGCCAGCGACGTTGCCACCGTAGCGGACTTCGACGAGGTTGAACGGAACGACGTAGCCGACGAAGGTGTTGCCGACGCCAGAAGCCGCCTTGAGGTAGTGTGACGGGTGCAGACGCAGGGAGCCGAAGTCGCCTTGGAAGATGTCAACCGAGGAGATGTAGGCGTTTTCACCAGCCTCACGATTGAACGTGCGGATAGCGGTCTGTGTGTTCGTCGAGCCAGAGGACGGAGTGGTGAACACGAGGTTCGTGAAGGCTCTCTTGAGGGCTGTGCCGACGAGGGCGTCGTAGTCCTTGAACTGGCCTGTCTGACCGTAGATGCCTGTCAGGACGTTCTGGACGACGGACTCAGTAAGAGCCGCAGTGCCGACTGTCGAGCGATTGGCTGTCGGGGTCTGGAAGGAAGCGGCGATGGGGAGGACGGAATCCTGAGAACCAGAGCCAGCGGCTTCGAGCCACTTGTGGAGACCACGGGTGAGGTACGGGACTGTGCCGTTGTCAGCCTGAGCGGCGTTGTTCGAGCACATCGTGGCTTCCATGTCACGCTTGATGGCTTGGATGCCCTTGGCGACGTTGTTAGCGAGTTCGTCACGGACGCCAGCGACGGTGGAGATGTCTTGGGTCAGAGGCGACACACGGACGCTTCTGCGGAAGATTTGGACGTAGTTGCTGAGTTCAGCACGATAGGTGGTAGCACCGTCCTTGACGTAGTTTTCGTAGGTGGTGACATCCGAGCCATCGACAGTACCAGTTGTCTTGGGTGTCGGGAGGGAGTCAGCCTGCCAGCGGAACAGCGTGTTGCGAGGGGACGAGCCCTTCTTCGCCATAGAGGTGAAGGGGGTGTCCTTAGCATCGACGAGAGCGATGAGGTCAGCGAGTTCTTCTCTCTTACCAGACGAGAAGGAGGGTTCTGTGAGATTAGCCATGATAGTATATAGGATTTAGAGTTACAGGAACTTTGATGCGATGAGGTCGGACAAATCATCTCTCGAACCAGATGCTGAGAATCTCTTGCTTGCAATCTGAGCCTTGGCGTCTCTCGGCTGGACTCTTGAAGGAGTTGCCGATGACTTAGGCTGGGGGATTGACTTGCTTACGGTCTGAGTTTTCGATGCCTTCGATTCTCTGACCTTGATTCCTGTGACCAAATCCCCGATGACCATCTTGTAGTCTGGGAATTTCTTGACTTCAGGGAAAGCCTTGATGAACGACTCAGCCATTTGTCTCTCACGAGCGGCCTTATCCTTCCACCACGGGTATTCCTTGCTGGCAACCTGCTCGAACTGTTGATAGTTGTTCAGGTATTGGAGACGCCTCGGGAGGTGTTCTTCGATGGCGTCAAGGGCTTTAATCTTGATGCTTCGGATTTCCTCTGACGAATAGTCGGTCTC